TAGGAAATGGAAATACCACTTACTACACCATTGCAGACCAGACAGGCGCAAATTGGGAGGTAGGAATTGGCACTTACGCAAGCTCTGGTAACACACTTGCCAGAACCACCGTATTGGCATCTAGCAACGCTGGCAGTTTAGTCACATTTACATCAGGTACTAAAGACGTATTTGTAACGCTACCTGCTGAACGTGCTATTCCAGCCACAACATTACAAGTATTAAATCATTCATCATCGGTGATTCAAGTTGCGTTAGCAAACGGGTATCTTCCTGTGTTGAATCATTCAGGGTCAACAATTAACGTGAGCGTGAGCTAATGACAGCACGATACCCTCTAGTCCTAAATGGGGCGGCTATTCAAGAATTACAAACAGGCGACACCGTAACCGGTTTAGCTGCATCTGGCGCAAATAGTGATATTACTTCGCTTTCTGGTTTGACAACTGCTTTAACAGTAGCGCAAGGCGGTACAGGAGCGACAACACTAACCGGATTGTTAAAAGGGAACGGCACAAGTGCTTTTACAGCCGCGACTGCTGGCACAGACTACGTTGCTATTGGCGGGGCATTAGGTACGCCTTCGAGTGGTACGTTAACAAATTGCACATTTCCAACGCTTAATCAAAACACTACAGGTACAGCAGGTAATTTATCTGGTACGCCTACATTACCTTCTGGCATTACACTTAGCGCATCAACACTAGGTGGTAACTTAACGGGCGGTGATTATTCACTGACTCGGACAATGTATAAAGATACAGGTTGGGTTTACTACAATAGCACTACCACAGCAGCTTTAGACTACACCAACGGCTCTCAACAACGCTGGGCACCAACGGCTTCAAGCAGCCCTACGTTAACAATTACAAACTGGCCGCCATCGGGTAATTTAGGTGAGCTTTTAATTGAAGGGGTTAATTTAGGCGCAGCAGGTACAATCACATGGCCTACCATTAACTGGATTACGTCTACAGGTGCAACGACAACTACATTTGCTTCTAATGGTGTGACACTGCAAACGTCTGGTACAGACTGGTGCTTACTTTGGACTCGCGATGCGGGTACAACCATTTATGGGAAGTTTGTGCGATGACTATGTTATCTAGGTTTGCTACGCTTGGTGGAGGGCCTCCAGACCCTTATTTTGCTAATGTTTCTTTTTTACTTGTTGGTAATGGGGTAAACGGGACAAATACTAATATTATTGATTCTTCTAACAATCATTTTACAATAACAAATGTTGGAAGCGTTGTTATTAGTAGCGCACAAAGTAAGTTTGGGGGTAGTTCAGTTTTATTAAATGGAACGTCACAATACTTAACTTGTGCAAGCAACACCGCATTTGTATTTGGGACAGGGGATTACACAGTAGAAGGTTGGGTGTACCAATCTGCAAATAATGCCTATTCGTCATTTGTAGAAGTAGGAGACCATCAATTTGCAACAGGAACTATTTACTTAGTTAACAATGCTAGTGTTAGAAATGCAACTGTGTACTCAGGAGGTTTTTTTAATTCAGAGGCATTGCCGTCCACAGGTCAATGGTATTATGTTGCTTATGTTAGAAGCTCCGGCGTATTAAGGATATATGTTAATGGGACAAGTACATCAGCGACAGCTTTTACTAACAACTTGACAGCTTCTTCTTTTACCGTTGGGTACACACAAAGTTCTATTGCTAGTAGTGGGTATCTCCTCAATGGGTATGTGTACGATGTTCGAGTTACAAAAGGCGTTGCTAGATACACAGGCTCAACTATGACCGTCCCAACGGCACCTCTACCAACATATGGACCTTAAAACATGAAAATAGCCATAATTGAAAATAACCAAATCCTATCTCATGGTGAGCATACAGAGGTATTTCCTAACGTATCGTTTCCACCAGAAGGTCTTGATTTAATGTGGGCGCAAGAGCGCAATGCGTATCAAATACAATCTGAAAAAGCACATTTATCAACAGAAAAACTCACTTCAGTTGAGCCGTATATTGAAAATGGCGTAGTGTATGACGTGATTGTTGAAGCTAAAATACAAGATGAGCTAGACGCTGAGAAAACACAAAAAGCCAATGAAGTACGCTATAAACGCAATATGCTACTCACACAATCAGATTGGACACAATTAGCTGATGCGCCTGTTGATAATTTAGCGTGGGCGGTTTATAGACAATCACTGCGTGACATTACTTTGCAAGCAGGGTTCCCTTTTACTGTAGACTTTCCAGTAGCACCGTAAGATTATGTTTGGTCATAGTCCTTTTGCTGACAGTCCTTTTGCCGCACTTCCAACGCAAGGAGGGGGTACAAGCATCACTGGAACGTTAGCGGTTACGCTAGATGATATTGCAGTTGCAAGTGCTGGCGCGATAGCACATAACGGAAATCTAGCTGTTACGTTAGACGACATTGTATTTGCTGGGTCTGGTTCTGTAACGCATACCGGCACATTAGCAGTCACATTAGATGATATTACGTTTGCTGGCGCAGGGGCTAACGGCCACACTGGAAGTCTAGCTATTTTACTAGATGATATTGCGGTTGCAGCATCGGGGATAGTTAAACACAACGGCACATTAGCGCTTACATTAGACGACATTATCTTTGATGCTCGCGGCGTTGGCAGAATTACTGGAACAATGGCGTTAACGCTTGAAAGCGTAACTTTCTTAGCGGCAGGCGTTGACGTTCATGCAGGCTCGTTAGCGGTCACTTTAGAAGATATTATTTTCTTGGCTAATCAAGAGCCAGAGCCTATTGCTTTGCCTTCTAAGGGTGGCATAAAGGCTAAAAAGAAAGAATATAAAAACAACAGTGCCGACGTTAAAAAAGCAATCGAAGATGCTGTTGAAGCAGTAACGGGAGAACCTAAGCCAAAGGTTAAGGCGGCACCTAAAGTTGAAGAAAAGCCTGTTACTTTTGTTGAGGATTATGAAGCAATCCTCCGCATGGAAACTGAAAAAGCTGCACTAGAGCTTGCTATCGCGCAAATGCTTGAAGACGAGCGTGACGACGAAGAAGCCATACTTTTACTATTATGATTGGAGATTAAAATGGGGTACGAAATTATATCCGCTGTCAGTAGCACTGGTGTTCCAGTCGCTGCAAGAGCCGACGGCAACGTTGTAGGCATAAGCACCAACGGTACACGCGCCACTTTTCGATATGTTGCGCAGGACATTACACCTGTGGCAACCGCTACAGACGTGCTTGTAATATCTGGGTCTACAACAAAAATTATTCGCGTGACAAAAGTGGAGATTGTGGGTACGGCTACGACAGCATCCATATATGACCATTACATTATTAAGCGCACCGTTGCTAACACCGCAGGTACATCAACTAACGTGACCGCTGCACAGGCAGATTCAGCCGATGACGCGCAAACAGCAACATTAAAACTCTATACTGCAAACCCTTCAGCCTTAGGCACTGGCATTGCAATAGAAGCCCATAAAACGTACTTATCCGCTAGCGCAACGCCGGGCGCGGCAGCACTGCCGACATCTTACGAGTTTGGCGTTCGTAATGACAAAGCTATCGTTCTTAGAGGCACTTCAGAGTCTTTAGCAATTAATTTTAACGGGCAAGCCGTACCAACTGGCGCTAGTTTGTATCTAGGAATTGAGTGGACAGAGGATGTTGCGTAATGCCGCTGTACGAAGTCAAATGTAAAGAATGTGGAGCAACGCAAGACATCTTTAGAAAGCTGGCAGACTATGACAATTTGCCGGAGTGTTGCGACACGATAATGACACGAGTTATTTCAGCGTCGTTTGTACATGCCGAGTTTGCACCTTATAGGTCACAAATTGATGGCAGTATGATTACTGACAGAGGACAGCATCGTAGGCATTTAAAGAACAATGGGTGCAGTGAAGTCGGTAACGAGGACATGACACCCAAAGTAGACCATTTTGCGCAAAAGCGTAAAAAAGAAACGTTGCGACAAGAAATTGCCGCAAGAATAAACTAACTAAGGACTCCAAATGAGCGAAGAAACGACAACTGAAGACTCAGTTGAAGAAGTTGCAGTAGAAGAAGAAAGTCAATCTACTCATGATATTATTGGGCGTGAGCTGGATAAACTTGAAGAATCAACATCTACAAGCGAACCTGAAGAAACCGTAAAAGAAGAAGTAAAAGCACCACCTCCTGAACGCTCTCCGTGGAAATCATGGAAAGCCGAAGCGGCAGCCGAGTTAGAAAAGTTGCCAGAAACTGTACAGAAGCATATTATAGAGCGTGAAGAACAGTTCCATAGAGGGATAGAGCAGTATAAATCAGCGGCTAACTTTGCTAAATCCATTGATAAGTCGATTGCTCCATATAAAAATTATTTAGAAGAAATGCAAGTCGCGCCAGACGTCGCGTTTTTCAATCTTCTAAAAACAGAACATACGCTTCGTCGAGGGTCATACCAAGAAAAAGCGGAAATGCTAATGAAATTAGCGCATGATTATCAGATTGATATGAACCAGCTAGCCGGCTTGCCATACGACCCGACCATGCACAATCTTAAGGCGCAGTTAGACGAAAAAGAACGACAATTGCGAGAGGCTTCGGAATTTAAACAAAGTCACGAAGACGCTCAATTTCAGTCTAAAATTTCGGATTTTGCGCAACGTCATGAGTATTTTACTGAGGTGCAGTCAACGATGGCAGACCTGCTAGAACGTGGACTTGCAAATGACTTAGATGATGCTTATGAAAAAGCATTGCGGTTAAACGATAATACGTTTCAAAAAGTCTATGCTCAACAGCAAGGCGGCGGGAATCGTCAAAATTTAACGCAGGCAGACCAAGCTGCAAAGGCAGCAAAGGCAGCAGCGGTATCGGTTAAAGGTTCACCTGCGGGCGCGAACCGAACCGTTATCCCTGCAACTACTGAAGAAGCCGTTAGACAGGCAATGCGCCTTCACGGATTTTAAATTTTACGAGGATTAAGCAATGGCATTTGCAAACAGCGCGATTAGTGACATTATCGCAACCACCATCGAAAGCCGTACCAAATCGGCTCAAGATAACTTAACAAACAACAACGCGTTATTACTTCGTTTGAAAGAACGCGGTAACGTAAAAACAATCAGCGGTGGTTCAACCATTTTGCAAGAATTGTTTTATAACGACCCTTCAACCAACTATGCGTCAAGCTATAGCGGTTATGAAACTATCAACATTTCGCCTGATTCTCCAATCAGTGCTGCACAGTTCAATTTAAAGCACTATGCAGACGCTGTAACGATTTCTGGCCCCGAAATGCTTGCTAACAGTGGCAAAGAAGCAATGATTGAATTGCTTGCTACCCGTGTTGAGATTGCTGAAGCAAGACTTAACAACAAAATCGACATCGATTTACATGGCGATGGTACAGGCAACGCAGGTAAAAACTTAGTTGGTTTAGCGGCTATGATTAGCACTTCACCAAGTACAGGTACTTACGGCGGTATTGACCGTGCTACATGGACTTTCTGGCGTAATGGCGCGTACACTTCAACTGGTTTGACTGGCGCAGCGGCAACAGCGGCTAACATTCAAAACAGCATGAACACTGTTGCATTATCAGTTGTTCGTGGTACAGACCATGTCGATTTAATTTATGCAGGCTCAACCGCTTATTCGCTTTACTTAGCGTCTTTGCAGGCAATCCAACGTATCACTGACGATAAATTAGGCGCGGCAGGTTTCTCTGCGTTGAAATTCTACGGCGGCGCTGGCTCTGCTGACGTTGTACTTGGTGGCGGTATCGGTGGTAACCAAACTGCAACTCGTATGGACTTTATTAACACAAAATATGTGTATTTCCGTCCTCACAAAGACCGTAATTTCGTGCCAATCGGCGGCGACCGTCAAGCAGTTAACCAAGACGCGATTGTTCGCTTAATGGGCTTCTCTGGCGCGTTAACCTGTTCTGGTGCGCAATTCAACGCAACATTCAGCACAACCTAGGAGGCATTCATGGCTTATAACATTACAACCCCCTTAGCGGGTTTTCAAGGTATTGCGATTACTGATACCACACAAAATCATGCGTTAGGCACTATCGTTACTGCGGTAGACCCAACTTACGGCGCTGGCGAATTCATTTATTTGAAAGGCGTTGCATCAACTGTTGTTGGCTCATTAGTTGATTATGACTCTTACTTAGCTACAACTGCATTAGCACCTGCTACTGGCGGTGTTGGCTCAGTTGCTGTAGCAATGTCAGCTAACGTGGCGTCACAGTACGGTTGGTATCAAATTTCTGGTATTGCGGCTGTTAAAGCACCGAATGCAATGACTGCTGGCGCTGACGTTTATGCGTTAGCTGCAACTCCGGGCAGCGTTGACGATGCTCAAGTAAATGGTGAGCAAATCTTGAATGCTAAAGTATCTACCACAACAGGTACTCCTAGCTCTGGTTTGGCGTTGATTCAAATCAACCGTCCATTCCACCAAGGTCAAATAGTATAATTTTTAAGGCGGTAAGCTAGACGGCTTACCGCCAACTAACTAGGATTAAATATGAGCGAACAAATTTCTTATGTCGGCGATACCGGCGGCGATGCTTACTTAGACGTTTCATTCTACATTGGAACGCACGATGGGCAAGAATACGACTTTATCCGAATCAATGTACCCGGCGATAAATCGCTGTCTATCGACACGATTGCCGATGATAACCACAAAGCCCGTTTTTCACGGCAATGGCAAGCCTACAAAGGCTTAAAAGACATTAAAGGTACGCCAATGGAGGAATGGCCAGAAATCGCCGAAACACTCCGCATTGAGCTAGCCTATCAAGGGTTTAGATATATTGAACAAGTTGCAGGCGCACCTGACGCGGCGTTTATCCGTATTATGGGCGGCACACAACTTCGCAATAAAGCACAAGCCTTTTTAAATCGTGGTAAAATAGACGCTGATGAGCTAATTAAAGCTCAATCTGACCAAATTGCAGAGCTTCAAGCGCAAATGAAAATTTTGATGGATGCACAACCACCCGAAGTCAAAAGAGTTAGAACCGTTAAGGAATAAAACGCATGGCAAACCTACTTACGAATGTTCAAGATGTCTGTTTAGAAATAGGTTTGCCTGTCCCCACGCAAGTGGCGACATCAACAGACCCTCAAGTGCTTCAAATTCAAGCGCTGATGAACCGTACAGGCGACACGCTATCAACTGAGCGTGACTGGCAAGCCTTAGCGGCAGAATATCGATTTGAAACGGTTTACTATCAATATACGGGCGACGTTACTGAAGGTTCGACCACCATCACCAATTTATCGTCAGTAACAGGACTATCAACTGATTTTATGGCTATTGGCGAAGGGCTGTCACAAGACACTTTTGTCACGTTTGTTGGTACAACAACGGCTACAACTTCTATCCCTGCTACTGCCACTGCAACGGGAATTACCATTACGTTTAGTCAAGCTAAGTATGCAATGCCTAGCGACTTCGCGCGGATGGTAGACAAAACCCAATACAATAAATCAAATCGTTGGTCAATTATCGGACCTAAAGACGCCCAAGAATGGCAATGGCTTAAAGCAAGCTATGTTACGACAGGCCCTCGTATGCGCTTTAGAATGATGGGCAACAAGTTCACTATTTGGCCTGCGCCTACCGCAGTGCTAGTAATGGGCTTTGAGTACGTTTCTAACGCATGGGTTGTAGCGGCTAATGGAACACCTAAATCACGCTTAACGGTTGATACAGATACAACACTATTTCCAGACCGCGTAATGGTGCTTGGTACAAAGCTCAAGCTATTTGAGATTAAAGGCTTTGATACCACCGCAGTGCTTCAGGATTACACCCGTGAGCTGGAGAAATGGAAAGCAGCAGAGAGCGGCGCAGATACGCTGTCCCTCGCGCCACGCTATCCAAATATACTACTCACTCAGAACAACCTGCCTGACACTGGTTATGGAAACACTACATCTTAAGGTGAGCAATGCTACGTCCTAAACGCCAAACTTCAGGTACCGTCACTGTCACCGCGCCAATCGGCGGGTGGAATGCGGTCAATCAATTAGCCGCAATGTCGCCTAATGAGGCGGTCATCATCGATAACTGGTTTTGTTTGCCTACTGAATTGCAGTCACGCAAAGGCTACACAATGTGGCAGCAAAATATCACCGGAAATATTGAGTCTTTTATTACTTATGACGGTCAAAATGGTAGCTCACATATTTTTGCTGTAGCGGATGATGAAGGTGATTGCAGTGTTTGGAATGTAACAACGGTATATCAAGACCCGACGGGACATATCACCGCCGCAACGGAAGTTGTGACAGGGCTATCTAACGCTCGATGGTATTTTGGTCAAGTATCAACGTCAGGCGGTACATTTACGCTTGCCGTAAACGGCGAAGATTATATGCTTCTCTATAACGGCACAACATGGCAACAAGTGACAGGCGTATCAACGCCTTACGCTATTACAGGCGTTGACACAAGCCTACTTGTTGGCGTTTTAGTGCATCATCGCAGAGCATGGTTTGTCCAGAAAGACAGCATGAAATGTTGGTATTTAGCCACTGATGCCATTGCTGGCGCAGCCACATCTTTTGACTTCGCGCCATTGTTTATCAATGGGGGCAGTATCGCTAAGATTGAAACATGGACGTTGGACGCCGGTAACGGTATGGATGACTATTTTGTCGTCATTACTACGGTAGGTGAGATTGCCGTCTATAGCGGAACAAACCCTGCGTCAGCCGATACATGGTCACTTAATGGTGTGTATTATGGTGGTTCACCCGTAGGGCGCAATTGCACAATTAAATACGGCGGCGACGTACTGCTACTAAATAAAGACGGTTTAGTCCCTTTGTCACAGTGGTTAATGTCTAGCCGTGTTAACGTCAAAACGTCTATTACAAACAAAATACAAAAACGTATTACTGATGCAACCGTAGCGTATGCAGGAAATTACGGTTGGCAAGTCGTGTTAAGCCCACCTAATAATATGCTGTTTATTAACGTACCAATCAGTTCAACGCAGTTTGACCAATACGTTATGAACACCATTAGCGGGTCATGGTCACGTTTTACAGGCGTTAATGCTACCTGTTGGGCGTTTGTTAACAACGTAATGTATTTCGGACAAGGCGGCAAAGTCTTTAAATTTTGGGATGGGCCAACTGATGATGGCGAAGTCATCAATACCGACCTTTTACCTGCTTTTTCTGCCTTTGGCAGTCAAAGTCAGATTAAGCGTTGGACGATGGCTAAAGTGTCAATGGGCTACGATTATGCGTTTGCGTTTTCAGGTCAAATTAACCTTAACTTTGATTTAACATCTCAACCGCCGCAGCCGTACAATTTGCTATCCACGACTGCCGGTATTTGGGATGCAGGTGTTTGGGATACGTCAACATGGGG